ATCGAAGATGCGGCAGCACTTAACGCACAAACTGAATTAAACAAAATTATAAACACTGCAATCACAATTGCATCAACCGCTGCAAAAGCAATTTAAATACAAGGAACGTAAATGGAAGAAAACAAAGAGGATTTTATGACAAAATATTGGCGCCCAATGATGGCAATGACATACATGGCAACATGTTTGTTTGACTTTATTGTAGGACCGATTCTATACAACGTATTACAATACTATAACCCCGGTCAAAACTTAGACATGTGGCAACCATTAACATTACAAGGTGGTGGACTTTATCACATTGCAATGGGTGTTGTATTAGGTATTTCGGCACACGGTCGTACACAAGAAAAAATTAACACACCGTCTTTACCTGGAATGGGTAGTTTCATGCCAGCACCGCAAGAATCACCAGCTCCGACTCCAGTTTATGCACCTGCGCCTGCACCGGTATATGTACCGCCAGCACCTGCGCCTGCACCGGTAGTTGAAGAAGCTCCTGCACCTGTTAGAAAAAGACCGATGGCAAAACCAATTCCAAAATCAGATGAACCAATTTAAGGAAACATTATGAAAAAACTATTATCATTAATTATAATTGGCATGTTGGCAGCTTCACCGGTTGCATATGCTAACCATGAAGAAGGGCATGTTGGCCCAACTACTAAAGAAGTTTGCAAAACTGTAAAAGGTAAGAAACAATGCAAAACTATCAAAGTTCATAAGAAATTTGAAGGTAAAAAAGTTCCGCCTAAAAAACCAGTTGTAAAACCAGCTCCAAAAAAAGTAGTTAAAAAACACAAGTAATCAAAATATTGACAGGTCAGGTCTTGTATAGTATAATTACTATACAAACTGACCTTTTTTATGAGAAATTAACCATGACAGACTTTTATTCAAAATTAGGTGTGTCGCAAGACGCATCACAAGACGATATTAAAAAAGCATATCGTTCATTAGCAAATAAACACCACCCTGACAAAGGTGGAAACCAGGCAACGTTTAAAGATATTTCAGTAGCGTATGATACGTTAAGTGATCCGCAAAAACGTCAAGAATATGACATGCAACAAAACGGTCATCAGTTTGGCGGATTTGGCGGAGGACAACATTTCCATTTTGACATGAATGATATTTTTAGTCAACATGCACATTTTACTAACATGTTTGGAAATGGATTTAGACAACAACAACGAAATAGAGATTTAAATTTACAAGTTCAAGTGACATTAGTTGAGTCGTTTAACGGAAAACAGATTGATGCAACGTTTAATTTGCCAAGTGGCAAACAGCAAACTGTTAATTTCAGTGTTCCTGCAGGCATTGACACTGGAGATACTATTAAATATCAAGGTTTAGGAGATGATTCTATTCCAAATATTGCACGAGGAAATCTTAACGTAACTGTTCAAGTATTACCGGATCCTAATTTTAAAAGAGAAGGCAACGATATAATTGCTACAGTAGAAATTACGCCAATCGAAGCAATGATTGGATGTGTTAAATCTGTTACTACTATTAACGGAGACACTGTTAAGTTAACAATTCGTCCTGGAGTTGAAACCGGAACTACATTTGCAACTGGTAAGGGATTTACTAATTTGCATAGTAAACAAACTGGCCAGTTTGTTAATGTAGTTAAAATTAAAGTTCCTGCAGTAACTAATCCAACACTAGTGGAGCAATTAAAACAGTTACAAAGCCAAATTAATTGACATTTTTATAAAATAGTGTATAATATAACTTTACTTACTACTACAAGGAACTAACAATGGTCGAACCAAGCGAAAAATTACAAGCAATTTTTGACAAAGCAATTACTGTAGCAAAAAATATGCATCACGAATATGTTACGCTTGAGCATGTGTTGTTTTCAATGCTTACGGAAGATGAAACATTTACTAGTAAACTGCAACATTTTGGTTCAGATGCGACGTATTTAACAAACGTAGTATTAGATCATTTACAAAATAAATGTCACGAGATAACTACGCCTGAGGTTGTAGTAAAACCTAAAAAAACCCAAGCAGTTGAACGGTCACTTAACAGAGCATTTACACAGGTGTTGTTTAATGGCGGTCAACAAATTCACCCTATAGACTTCTTTTTAGCAATGTTAGGTGAAAAGCGGTCGTGGGCATTTTATTACATATCAAAAGTGGACATTACTAAAGAGAAGTTTAGTGAATACTTACTTAATGTAGCTGATGACGATAGTGATACTGCATCAGAAGCTGTTAGACCGTCTTCTGTTAATAATAAAGCATTGCAAGCGTATACTACTAACTTAAATGAAGAAGTTAAACAGAATAAAATTGATCCGGTTATTGGTCGCGTTGATGAACTTGAACATATCTCATTAGCATTAGGGCGTCGTAACAAAAATAATGTTATTTTAGTAGGTGATCCAGGTGTAGGTAAAACTGCAATTGCTGAAGGTCTTGCATATAACATTGTACACGGCTCAGTTCCTGAGTTTTTAGTTGACTATACTGTGTATAATTTAGACATTGCAGCTATGTTAGCTGGTTCTAAATACAGAGGCGACTTTGAAGAACGCTTTAAACAAGTAATTAAGTCGTTACAAAAACTTGGTAAATGTGTATTGTTTATTGACGAAGCTCATATGATCAGCGGTGCAGGTGCATCAGGTAGTTCATCTAACGATTTAGCTAATATGATGAAACCTGCGTTAAGTAAAGGTAATATTAAGGTTATTGCAAGCACTACTTGGGAAGAATACCGTAAACACTTTGAAAAAGACCGTGCATTAATGCGTCGATTCCAACGTATTACAATTGATGAACCTACACAAGAAATGACTTTACAGATTCTTAAAGGTATTAAGAAGTATTATGAAGGTCATCACAAACTTAAAATTAAAGATGATGCATTACAAGCAGCAATCAAGTTATCTGTAAAATACCAAGCAGATAAAAAGCTGCCAGATAAGGCAATTGACTTAATTGATTGTGCGTGTTCACGATTTAATTTAAAGATTGCTGACGAACGAGTTGTTGCAGAAGCTGAAATCCAGTTTGAATTAGCTAAAATGGTTAATATGCCAGTTGAACAAATTATGCAAACTGAAACTAGTTCGTTAATTACACTACAAGAAAAACTTGAGGCAGAAGTGTACGGTCAAGATACTGCGTTAACTGAAATTGTTGACAAAATTATGGTTGCACAAGCAGGGTTAAAACCAGAAAACAAGCCAATTGGTAGTTTTGTGTTTATGGGACCAACCGGTTGTGGTAAAACTGAAACAGCTAAAGCACTTGCTAAACATTTGAGTACTAAGTTATTACGGTTTGACATGTCAGAATATCAAGAGAAACATAGTATTAGTAAACTTATTGGTAGTCCTCCGGGTTATGTAGGATTTGAAGACAACGCAGGCTTGTTGATTACACAAATTCAAGAGAATCCTAATGCTGTATTGCTATTTGATGAGATTGAAAAGTCACATCCGGATGTTTCAACAGTCTTGTTGCAAATGATGGATAATGGATTTGTTACTGGATCTAATGGTAAACAAGCTGATTGTCGTCATATTGTGTTAATTTTAACTACTAATGCAGGTGCTCAAACTGCAGAAAAGAATCAAATTGGCTTTGGTACTCAAGAGAAAGACTATTCAGATGCTGATCTTAAGAAGTTTTTATCGCCTGAGTTCCGTAACAGATTAGACGGTGTTATTACGTTTAACAAGTTAGGTAAAGACACTATGATTAAAGTTATTAACAAATTTATTGACGAAGTACGTGATCAAGTTAAAGATAAAGGTATTCGTATTAAGATTGATAAAGCTGCAACTAACTGGTTGTTAGAAAAAGGGTTTGATCCTAAAATGGGTGCTAGGCCGTTACATCGTGTAATTGACAAAGAAGTTAAACGTGATCTTGCTAAAATGATGTTGTTTGGTGATCTTAGAAACGGCGGCTGGTTAACTATCAGTGTTGAAGACGATAAAATATCACTTATTGCTAAACCTAAAGTAGCTAAAGTACCGGCTATTACACTTAGCAAAGCAGTTGTTGACGATGTTACTGTATAATACGGTTAAAAAGTTTTATAGAGGCGTGTACAAGTACAATATTGTACTTCGCCTCTATCACGGCGTAGTGTTTCGAGGTAAAGATAAACGTCGTTACACGAACGCATTTACTGTTGCAATGAATCAAAGTACTACGACTATGCGGCAACCGTTACGTGGAGAGCTTGAAATCCTTCCACAACTTTACGATTACGTTATGTCTATGGAGGATTTTGCAACACGGTACGAACAACCAAGGTTGCATTTTTATACAAACAATTATAGTGACATAGAAGCAATACGAGATATGATTCCAGAAGAATTAATTGTTTCAATTGGATTACCACCAGATGATTTGCAACCAGGAATGGTGTATATGCCAGAAGTCCCGTATGAATTTCGTGTTACTTTAGGAAGTGTTACTAAAGTTAATACAGAATTTGTAGAATGGGCAGAAGGTAATAAAAACATTAGATTACAACCAAGAACTAAATCTAATTTAGAATCTCCAGGAATATATAACGCAGGTACACACTTGTATGTTACCGGAGAACGTAATTTATTATTTGTAAGATTGCATTTAGGTAACATTAACTTAACTGTTGACCGGATCTTAAATTAGTATAAATATACTAATAACTCGGAATATAACATGCGTATAACAGACCTACTTGAAAATGCTCACTTTAAAAGTGAAGAATTTATTAAACAAACCGACAATGGACACGAAATTGATTATGATTTGATTGACGATTTAGTTTTCTATTTAAACAACGACGACGATGTATATCGTCGTTGTCTGTTACCTGCTATTCATAAGTTTATAGATCAACTGAATGCAGATAACAAACCTAAATATACAATTTTTAAAAACGCAGTATCATCTGGATATAAGCAGTATATTAAAAAATATCCAATTCGTGAATTACCAACTACGATTGATACTAAAATTTGGAAATCTGTTTGTAAAAAGATTTATGACGAAGTGTCAACAGATATGAAAGATGGCACTTATGACCACAATTAATTAACATATAGGTAACAACATGGCAGGAATTGCACACCCTGAAGATCTTATTATAACTGAAGGATCTAAAGGTGCCCAACGAGCAGTTAATGATTTAACTAGTCTTTCTTATAACACTAACACATTAACTATCAAATGGGATGGATTTCCTGCTATAGTTTTTGGCCGAGATAGTAACGGCACACTAGTGTTTGTCGACAAACACATGTTCAAACAAATTGCCGCTGGCAAACTCAACTTTACTACTATTAGAGAGTACGACGCTTCTCGCAACGCTAATCGTAGTGATCTATGGGACAAAGAAGATATCTTACGCCCTGCATTAGAAAAAATCATTCCAACTGTAACTGATACTTATTATATGGGCGACTTGCTATGGGCAGGACTTCCGGCTATTATTAACAATTCATTTGTCTTTAAACCTAATACTGTTGAATATAGAGTTAAACACAATAGTAAGTTAGGGAACGTAATTGCTAATAGTGTCGGTGGCATTGCTGTGCATACATTCTTTCCCGGTTTAACAGCAGAAGATGAACCGATTACTGGATTTAACGGGTTTTCAGAATGTAAAGACATTACGTTTATTGCAACTGACATGACTAACAAGCCTAATATTGTAATAAACAGCACACTATTATTAAATGCACAACACGCTATTGCAACACACAGCAACGCTGTAGATGCTTGCATTGCTAAAATAACTGCAGCTAAATGTAAATGTGTAATTAACGCAATGGGACCATTTATTACAAGCATGATTGAATCTGAAAATTTAGAAACAGACATTGTTACTAGATTTATAGAGTTTGCTACACCAAGGTTTACTAAATCTGTTAC